GAACGATCTTCAAAAGAACAAAGTGGCACTCGATGCGCGCATTAAGATGATTGGCAAGTATATGCCTGACCTTAAGGCTCAGGAGCTTGATCTAACATCGAGTGATGGCGCAATGCACATGCCTACTATCATCGAGCTGATAGCAAAGAATGAACGCGAAGATTGAGCTTCCGCCTAAGATTGTTGACCTATTCAATGGCGAGGCTCGTTACCGTGTAGCGTATGGTGGCAGGGGATCAGGCAAGACTAGATCTTTTGCATTGATGTCTGCTGTCTACGGTTATAAGTGGGGCATGTCAGGCAAGCAGGGTCAGATACTCTGTGCTCGTGAGCACCTAAACTCACTGGATGAGTCATCGCTTGAAGAGGTTAAGTCTGCGATCAGGTCGGTTGACTGGCTTAACGCTTATTACGAGATCGGCGAGAAGTTCATTAGGTCGAGGGATGGCCGGATCAATTACGTGTTCGCCGGCCTAAGGCGAAACCTAGACTCGATCAAGTCAAAGGCTAGAATCATACTGGCTTGGGTAGACGAGGCCGAGAACGTATCCGAGGGCGCATGGCAGAAGCTTATACCTACGGTTCGAGAAGACGACTCCGAGATCTGGGTTACATATAATCCAGAGTCAAAGCATTCGGCTGTTCATCAAAGATTCAGGGTGGCTCCGAGTAATGATGTAAAGATCTGCGAGATCAACTGGCGTGATAACCCGTGGTTCCCTGATGTGCTGAACCAAGAGCGTATCAACGACAAAGAATTAAGACCGGATGTCTATGATCACATCTGGGAAGGCGAGTTCCTGATACACGTAGAAGGCGCCTATTACACAGTAGAGATGCGAGAGGCTAACGCTGAGGGCAGAATAGGTCCGGTGCCTTATGATCGCTCTGTGGGCGTTGTGACGGCTTGGGATTTAGGTGTCGGTGACTCTACAGCGATCTGGTTCGCTCAGATGGTAGGGCCGGAGGTCAGATTAATAGACTTCTATGAGTCATCTGGCGTTGGGCTGGATCACTATGTGTCTGTTCTGAATTCTAAAGGATACAACTATACCGATCACATTCTGCCGCATGACGTTCGGGTTCGAGAGCTTGGTACGGGCAAGTCAAGGTTAGAGACATTGGATGCGCTTGGCGTGAGGCCTATTACAATCGCTCCACAGCTCATGGTGGACGATGGAATACAAGCGGTCAGGTCTATGCTTAATCGCTCTTGGTTTGACGCTGAGAAGTGCGAGAGGGGCATTGACTGTCTCAGGCAGTATCGAAGGGACTACGATGAGAACAACAAGTCGTTCAAGGCAAGGCCATTGCATGACTGGTCATCTCACGGCGCCGATGCTATGAGGTATCTGGCCGTTGGGTTCAGGCCGCTAAGCAACTGGGGTGATCCTATACGCAGGAATTTAAAGGGTGTGGCTTAATGTGGTACAATCGTCCTAATATTTTCGGAGTGAAATCATGGGTCTGCTTTCTGCTGTAACTGCCGGCAAGAGAATATCAACTCGTAAGCCTTCATCCGCCGCATCGAAAGGTGAGCAATTTACTGACGAACTATATATCGGCAGGGAAGCAATCGAGCAGACGCCAAGGCAGTTTGCCATCAATGCTGATTTTGTTTCTCGTTATCCAACTGTTAGGACTGGGGCAAAAACATCGGCCGGTAGAGCTGACGCATTTACCGCAGAGGCTGTTGATAATTTGATCTGGCTTTACAACAACGCGCCAGACGCAGTTAAGAACATAGGTAAGAACTGGTACGTTGGCGCAAACAAAATCGCTCAGAATCTAGCCAAGGAATACAATGTTAGCCACGAGACAGCAAGTGCTGTGCTTGCGGCGCTATCTCCACAGAAAGACTGGTATCAAAACGTAAGCTTGGCTGAGCGCGTGTTGTCGTCTTATACAAAGGCCGGCTCTAATGTTTTGGATGCTGATGCGTTTAAGTTAGCAAAAGAGCTTTACAACAAACCGCAGTATGGTGATGACCTAAAGGCTATTAAGACAAAGCCGTTTGATCAGCTAACCGATACCCAGAAGGCAATGTACATTCGGTCATATGACCAGAAGTACAATGACAGGGGATATCAGATCATCAACCCAAATGGCGATATGATGGGTCAGGCGTTCTCCGATAATACCGGCGATCCATTAAAGACGGCGTGGGGAAGTAATTCAGAGATAGCTAAGGCGATACGGGTAATTGAAGACCCGTCAATCGAAAACATTAGTGAGCAGATGGGCGGCGCTCACAAGGTTAGAAATTTCTTTAACAACATATCTAACCCAACATACGCGATTGATAACCCAGAGATTGCTGACGTAACAATTGATACTCACGCAGTAGCGGCGGATCAGTTAAGCCCATTAAGCCAGAAGGCGGTAGAGGTTGGCGCGGCATTCGGAACACAGAAGGGCGTTGCCAGTGCGGCTGGGACCGGCGCCAGAGGAACATACGGACTGCATGCTGATGCGTATAGGATTGCCGCTAGGGAGCTTGGGATTCAGCCAAGGGAGTTGCAGTCAGTTACATGGGAAACCGTTAGGCTTTTGTACCCAGCTTCGTTCAAGGCATCGGCCAGTAATGTTGATGAGATCAACCAAATCTGGAACCTGTACAACAAAGGCAAGATAACAAAAGGATTAGCTCGTGAACTCATACTCGATAAAGCCGGCGGAATACCAGATCCCGATTGGGCAAAGGGACGCAGTGGTGGACTTCTTGATCTCCAAGGGTCTGGAAGTCAATCTAGACAATTACCTGTGTCTGGCGTATCCGGAGGGCAAGGCGGAGGAAGATCTAACGCCGGAAGAACTCTCCTGTCTGCCGGACTGCCTACTGCTATCCTTACAACTCTTGGAATAAGTACCAGTCCAGAAACAGAAGCTGGAGTGGTTACTGGCGTAAAGAACACAGTAACTGGATTGCTTGGCAAGGCTGACGAGGTTGCCGCAGGTCGCGGAGTATTACAGGGTGCGGAAGGCCAGACCTTTTTGCGTCCGCAAGATGAAATTACAGCGAGGGTGTATGACAGTCTTAGATCACAACTACCAAGATACGGAGAAGCCGTATACGACCAAGTCCCAGTCGGAGAAAACGCCGGTATACTTAGTCGATCAGGAGCTTCTGGAATTACACGGTTTCGGATGCCAGAAGAATATGCGGGACAGCTTTCGGAAATTGGTAGAGCGTCACCCGATCTTATCGAAATAAAGCCAGACAGCGCAGGAACCAAACTGTTTGCCGATAGCATGCAGAGGTCCAAAGAGGGTAATAAATACGGCGCATCCGTTTATGTATACCCTCAAGATGAATACAAGAACATGCGCTTGTTTATGACCGAGGACGGAACGGCTGGATATGCGCTAAAGCCTGACGGCGATGTTGTCTCGGCATTCTCGTATGGTCCTCACAAGGGTGTTGCGCAGAATATCCTGCTACACGCTATCGAGCAGGGTGGAACCAAGCTTGATGCGTTTGATACTGTTTTGCCAGATCTATATTCCACGATGGGGTTCAGGGAAGGCGGACGGCTACGTTGGGATGATAGTCAGGCTCCGGAAGACTGGTCAAAAGAGACGTTTGGCGCGTTCAATCGAGGCGAGCCAGATGTATCATTTATGGGCTATGATCCAAGGCCGTCTGTTCCCGTAAGACCTAACTACGTTGAAACGTATGACGATGCCTTACAGGCACAGCAGGGATTGATTGATCAGGCCGCCAACGCTGGTAAGCTACGCAATGTATTCCCAGCCCCACAACGATTCTTTGACCCAGAAGACAAGGCATTTAAGCCATTCTTGGGACAGCAGTTTGAGCCGCAAGCTGGCGGTAGATACTTGCAGATGGGTGATGGCGCACCAAAAGACATTACAGGTGAGTATCCCAACTACGGACTGTTATCGGTAAGCCCAGAAGGTAAGCCGGCGTTTCAGGTATCGGATGCACCGGCTGAGGCTGGAGCCAAGACGGGAAGAAAGATCAAGACAAATCTATTCAAGCGAAAGGCGGGATGGAAGTGGACTCAGGCCCCAGAGGGATTCGATCCAAGCCCTGCTGGCGACTTCCCGCTGATCTCAGTTGAGGACGGCAAACAGCATTATTACACGCTGTCTACCGAGTTCCCTGAAGGCGTAGAGCTGACACGCTACGAAAAGTCTGCTACCGAACCAAGACTGAGACCTACTCGACAGGGAGCGGTTGAGCTGGGGAATGTTGTCGGTGAGATCTCGGTGCGCGGCAAGAAGCATCCAGTGTACGACAGGGCAACTGTCAGAAACGTTATCGGCGCAGGCATGACTGTTGGCACGGTAGGTCTTACGGTTGGCTCTCGTGATGTTGACGCATCGCTATTGGGTGTCGGCTCTACTATCGGCAAAAAGGCAGAGGATATGCTCGGCATGGCGATGACCATGCGAGACCGTGGTATAGCCCCTGCTGAGATCTGGAATAAGACCGGCTGGGAGTTTAACGAAGCTGATGGCCGATGGAGAACGGAGCATAGCAACTACGATAACACCAAGATAACAATGCCTGAAGAGGCCGGCACTTATAAGTTCTGGGACCTCGTTGATGACCCAGTATTAAGAGGAGCCTACGACTCAGATTCATCTTTTCGAGTAATAGATATGTATGGGCTTCAGTCTGCCGGCGGGACTCCATTTGAGTCATTGCAGGTTGAGATTACACCATACCTACCACCAAACGATGCCGAAATTAGAGGGCCTTTTATCAGGGTTGGTGAGGGAACCACGCCAGACGAGTTCAGGAAGACATTGCTTCATGAGCTACAACATGTCATTCAGCAAAGAGAAAACTTTGCCACTGGCGGAAATACGGACATGTTTAGAGATAGACGCGACATGTTTGGCACTGGTGAATTTGAGACGAGGATGGGTGCCCTGACTGAAAGGGTGAGGCTTGCAAACGATTTCGTAAACAACCCGCCAGAAAGCGCAACATTTGATCAGATGCGTCAGGCATATCAAATTTTAGAGACAGACGGGGCGCGTATTGAGGCAATGCGAGCCTATGAGCGCGACTCTCTTCAGGGGCAGAGATCTCCGTTTCAAATGTACGAGGCCATGACCGGAGAGGTTGAGGCAAGAAACATAGAAGAGAGAGACCAGCCTTTAAGCTCAATGCGTGAATTTAGCCCAGAAGCAACCGAGGACGCTAGATATCCTCGCGGTCAGCAGATTGCTCTGGATGAGTCTCGATCACCATATTATGACGAAGATTATAATAAGGTTAGCTTTAGGTCGTCTGCGCCTGATATGAATTATCCTAGACAAGTAACTGTAGGCGAAGCCAAGACACCAGAGGCTAATTACAACCTTCTTGACGCTGTAGTTCCGGCTGTAGCGGCGGCGTATGATTACGGGGATGGAGCTAACTTCCCAGTTCGCCCAGCACAAGGCTTGTTGGCGCCTGAGCCTAAACCTGAGACCAAGCCTGAGCCAATGAAGCTAGACACAACAATGGTTCCTGCTGGCGTTCCTATCAACCCGTATACATTCATGATGTCTACCGGAGCAGATCAGGGCGAGGCGGCTCGATATGCGGCAGATGCCTACACAAACATCGGTAGAGGTGTTGGGAACGCTATTGGCGGCGTTGGTGGTGAGATGGAGGCTCTCGGCAAGGGATTGATGTATGCTATTGCAGGTCAGGGCTTAGGTGGCTCGCCGTTCAGTCGATTCATGCAGGTTCTTAATAATTATGATCCACAGCTACCGAACACTCAGGATGTGGGCAGGATTCCAGCATTGTTGCCAAACGTTAGCCCAATGACTGAAGAAGAGCGTAGAATGCACCAACTAGCAGGCGAAACAATAGCCTCGTTTTATCTGCCATAGGACGATTATGAAACCAAGCAAAGGTAAGGCAAGGGTCAAGGTCACATCGACCGGTAAGAAGGTCTCATACGGCCAGAAGGGCGCCAGTGTGAAGCCAAGCACAAAGAAGGGTGACTCTTATTGTGCTCGATCAGCCGGACAGATG